GTCCCAACTATAGTTAGGTCTACATGGATGACCTGCTAATAAATCCCATCCAATTATCGTAAGCAATCTAAGTGACTGTGGAGTCACAATCGCTGGTGTCATAATGATTACTGCTGACTGAATCCAGCCACCCACATTAGGAAAAATAATAGAGTGTTCTGTTACCCCATTGTTAGTGTGAGCCCTGTATCCCATCTCTTCAACAGGTGGCAAAGGTCGTGTTGTTACAGAGAATGCATGCTCCCGTGAACGTGTAAATATTGGTGAGTCAAAGTCTAGCAACCCACGCATTTCCATCTCACGCTCACGTTTCTTTATTACTTGGTGCAAGAACTCAGCCATCTGTCACCTCACTAGGGTATGGGGCTGTGGCTAGAGTGCCACATACTACACATTCCATTGTCTCTGTAAACCACATACTTATATCCCCCTCTTCATCGAACATTACTTTGACTAGCCATAACTGTGAGCCACAAGGACATACTGTAGTTGGTTCACCGCGTATGTCCATTGACTCTGAATAGTCATGACTAATATTATCTATGTGCTCTGTCATAATTTATCCTCCCTATAAATCGTCATAGCAGATACCGCATACCCACCATGAAAGCAGTTCCATTAACTCGCTCTCAGGTGTTGCAGCTTCGCAACGAGAACAGTTAATTGTTTCTTCTTCCATTAGTAGTTACCATTCCTCTTCCAATGAGACCATGCATCGCATGGTGTGCCGTATCTGTAGTAAATGTAATCAAGCCCACGCTCTATCTGTCGTGGTGCTGGTGTGTCAGGGTCAAGTCCCAACAGTTGTGGAATCCCACCCGCGTGCTTCCCCATTACACGGATAGGATTGAAGGCATCAGGATTCCATGCGGATTCCTTACCCCACAATCTGTTGAGACAAGACCACTGAGTATCTCGCCACTCGTTGAGTTTGTCTCTAGCGTACGCCCTACTATCTTCCTTACTCCAAGAGACTCGCACGCCTTTGTCTGTTGTGTCCGTGGGTGTCTTTGAGTTGTCGGTAAGTAGCAGAGTTACCACTACGAGCAGTAAGAATGTTAATGATTTCATGGTGATGTTGCCCTCACTCTATGTGCGAAGTTAATCATAGACCTGCGATTGTTCCATGTTAATGGGACAGCTGCAAGTAGGACACGCTCACCAGGTAGTGAGCCACCCCAAATTCCGTTGTCTAAGTTCTCTCTCTTCATGCCTTCATCAAAGCACTCGGCTTTGCTTGGGCAAGCATTACAGATAGCAAGCGCGGTCTTTACATTAGCGATGCGTTGCTTGTACTCTGGGCTGTTTTCATTGACACGATTGTTCTGAATGTCACTGTCAATGGACTCGCTAAACCATAGGTCAGGGTTCTCATGACCTGTGCATAGACCTTGCATTGTATCTCCTATCTCTCTAGTGCTTCCTCTAACATCTCGTCAAACTCTTCCTCAATAACTTCATCGTCCTCGAAGTCAGGGTCATTGAGTGGTGGTTCATAACTCATGCTCTCTCCTTAGTGTAGTGCTGGTGCATAGATTGGATAAGACTCGAAGTTAATTAACTTAGAACCAAACTCTAAAGCTTCATCTACTGTACTAAATGTACCATAGATTACCTTGCCGTCTGTGTCTGTCTCCGTGATAGTCACATACCCTATCGGTAGTTGCTCGCTCATAGTGTTTCCTTTCTGTAAAGTTTAAGGTGAGCAGTTTATTGACATGCTCAGGTCATGCAATTAGGGCTGAAAGATTACATCAACATACCCGTTGAGGCGCATGTCAGTAGCAGTCAGTCCCTTCTTACCTGTAAGGTGCTTGTATGTGCCGTCTCCTAGTGAGACCCACATTGACTTAGCCTTAAAGCGGTTCTGCACTTCTTTGGCTTTAACGATAGTGCCCTTAGGCAGATGGTCTGACGAAGCTGCGGACTCAATGTTAGCCTCTAGTTCATCAGCGATGATACGGATTTCCTCAACTAAGTTGAAGAGATTGGTGGTTGTGGACATGTGTTACCTCTCTGTTGGTGTGACTCTGTATACACTTTGCATACAGAATGTTAGTATGAGAACAAGTCGTAATCTTTACGAGTTGTCCACTTGCTAGTGCTTGGTGTGTAGCACATACAACTATGTATTGCATCTGCGCAATCATAGCATAGCGTACATGTTGTGCAGTAGTACGGGTTTTCATTTAAGTCTGTGACTTCATAGCAATACGGACACAACTCTATGAGTGGGTCGTCTAGTGAGTCATAAGGTTCGGGTACTTCGTCATAGGTAGTAGTAACAAGTGCTGGCTTGGTATAGACAGTACGCTTGTGACTCTGATTAGACCACCAGATACCTTCGTTATCCCATGTGCCTAAGTTCTCATTGACTAGGTACATAGGGTACTTGGCAGTCGGACTGGTCGTGAGTACTGCAATCTTGCTACCACTAGCCCACTTAGAAATCATGAGCCAAATAGTATCATCATCTAGTGCAGCTACGCCACCTAGTTTAGGTAGTGTATCCTCTGCAAACACGCGGGTGTCTGAACGGCGGTCGCCGTGTGGGATAGCAACATCTAACACACCATTGTGTGCTAGGTATGTGCCTTCATCATCACCAACTTGGAATGGGTGACAATTCTGTTCGTTCTTTACACCATGTGTGGCGTATCGTGCATGCCACATGGCATAGCCGTCAGGATACTGCGCTCGCAGCTCCATGAAACGCTTGATAGATTTCTTTGCAGACATACTACGCTCGGAGATAATCTTATCACCAGCGTGTATTGCAAAGCCGAAGCCATGCGGATTAGCGCAAGCACCAGCATGCAAGTCTGACTTACTAGGTGTGGAGTTAGGCTCACACACTACGAGTATGCACATAGTATCCTCTCTATGCTTCCATTAGTTGTCGGTTGGTAACGCTTGTGCCTGCAATCTTAGGCAAGCGAGCGTACAGGTCAGGGTATAGTCCATTGTTATCTCTGACATAATCAGCGAACCAATCCCATGTGAGTGCACCTAGTTTAACATCATCTAGGCGTAACTCTCTAGTGTATTCGACTATTGCTTGTGTTAGGTCAAGCGCGGATAACACCCCGCTAGGGTTCATAGTACCCCTAAAGAAGCGCAGCTCCAGCGTATCCCTGTTCTGTGTATTGACCGCAGAGTATCTCTCTGTCGAGTTGCGTTGCGGGTTGCCTACCTTGTGCTTAAAGGACATGACTGGCTTGTCATACTCGTCAAAGGTATAGACATCATTAAAGCGTGCGAAGTCGGTCTTACGACCCGCAAACTTCATCATCATCTCACTATTGTGATAGATGAAAGCGATAAAGCGGTGCGTATGTGCGCCACTATTAAAGCCAGCGCGAGATACATGCACATGCAATCCGCATGTGTTGGTATCCCATGACCTAGCATAGTGGTCGGTACGCAGTTTATCTATGGTAGCCCATAGTATCTTAGAGTTATCTCGGTACTCTGTGTGAGAGTGTGGTTGAGTTACTAACTCGAAGCCTGAGTATCCGTCTCGACCTATACTAGCATCAGTTTTAAGGATAGCGATAGGGTCGAGTGCAGTAGAAGCAAATCGTGCAGCTTCCTGTAACTCGTCACTACCACTTCTAATCTCCATCTCTAACTCGAAGCCCATGTACACACCCTTGCTGGAGTTACCCTTAAAGGTGAGGTTAGGCTTGCAAGAATAGTTATGGATAAAGCCACGGCAACCGCAAGGTTGTCGCACACTACCGCTACCACCACTACACTCACAGTCGTTACCATTGGCTCGGTACTCGTCACAGTCCTCACAATAATAACATTCTGACTCATAGCATGACTCGCAGTAAGTACTATCCTCGACCCAGTAGTTAGACCAGTAGTCGGGATAGGACTCGCTACAGCTTTCGCAGTAGAAGGTATTGTTCTCATAGCATGGCGTACACCAACGACCACGACCAACTGTGTGTGTGTCGTCTTGTAGTGTGGCTTCGTTGCAATTCTCGCAGTACATAGCGCACTCTGAGCAGTAGACATTATCGCTACTGTTGATTGAGTCAGCATTAGCCATGAGAGTATTGCACGACTCGCAATAGAGTGTGCAACCTGCACACACTATGTCGCCATCGTCCATTGTGCGTTGCTCGTCCTCGGGAATTACCTCTGAACAGAACGCACAATTTATTGCAGCTTCATCAGACATAGGCTTACCTATACACTAACGGGCTTTCCGTTGGTGTGACTATCTATAATAGCATTGGAAATCTTAGAGCGCAATTCCTCGGTCTCGGTCACTAAGACCTTAAAGCCGTTGCGCTGGTGTGTGTCTTGTTGCATGCGTAATGCCATGCGTATGACCTCAACCTCACGCGGGGTGAGGTCTAGTAGTAGATTATCTGACATTGTTAT